AGAAACATAGCATTGAAACGCTTGAAAGAATGGAGCTGGCAGCGCCGTATGTTTTTGCCGGCCAATATCGTCAGAGACCCTCACCACCAGCTGGTGGTTTTTTTAAGCCTGACAATATTGAAATTGTGGATGCATTACCTGCGGATATCACTCATCAGGTACGTGCTTGGGATTTAGCATCTTCTGAGAATGAAGGGGATTACACTGCAGGTGTCAAGGAAGCTAAAAGCCGAGATGGTTATATCTATATCGTCGATGTACAGCATGCTCAGCTAGGCCCTGACGGCGTTGAAAAACGCATCAAACAAACTGCGGAGCTGGATGGTAAGTCTGTAGCAATACGATTACCACAAGATCCGGGGCAAGCGGGTAAAGCTCAAGCGAAGAACTTCATTACCAAGCTATCTGGATTCAATGTAAAGGCAGAAACAGTATCGGGTGACAAGATTACTCGAGCTCAACCATTTGCAGCCCAAGTCAACGTAGGCAATGTGAAAATACTTCGTGGTGACTGGAATAAGGCATTCATTGAGGAATTACGAAACTTTCCCAATGGGAAACATGATGACCAGGTGGATGCCGGTAGCGATGCATTTAACGAGCTAAATGAAGCTAGAACTCCGAAAAAACCTGCAGGTGCAGGAAGTCGAACTTATTAAGGAACAAATATGGCAAAGTCTAAAAAAGACAAAGCGTCAAAGAAGGCTTTGTCTTATGGCAACTTATACACACAAGAGGCCGTTACTCAGTTTCTGGTAAATTTTGGCAAGCAGCCAGATACAGATGAAGTACTCCGTAAAGCTGGTATTACTCGTCATAGGTTACGTGTGCTACTCGATGATGATGAAATTGCACAAGTGGTTGAAACACGTATTGATGCACTACTTGCTACACCACTCAGAATTGAGCCGGGTGACACTAAAGAAGCTGAAATGCTGAATTTGGTACTCAAAGAATGGTTTCATGAGATTGCTACTGGTGCAATGAGTGCGCTGTTCTTTGGTTATTCAGTTCAAGAAGCTGTATATGAAGTTAAGCCTGAAGGTTATGTGGGCCTGCAGTGGATTGGTGAAAAGCCGATGCAGTGGTTTGAGCCTAAAAATGATGGTCGTTTGATTTATAGACAGGATGGCATTAACGGTGAGCATGAGGTAGACCAGGTATTCAAATTTTTCCTGACACGCCGTAAAGCCTCTTATGAGCAGCCTTACGGAAAAGCACTTCTAGCAACTCTCTACTGGCTATTTTTCTTTAAGCAGAACGGCTTTAAGTTCTGGGCTAAATTTCTGGAACGTTTCGGCACACCGATCTTACTGGGTAAATGTAAAGATACTGAAACGGATGATATGAGCAAAGCATTATTAAATGCCCATGCTCAAAGCGTCTTATCAATTGATATAGAGGATGATGTGCAAATACTCTCTGCACCAGGAACAAATGGTTCAGCGGGTGCAGCATTTGAAGCATTCAATAATCAGCTGATTCGCCAGATTCAGAAAGTTGTATTAGGGCAGACGCTTACCAGCAGTACGGATGGGAAAGGAAGTTACAGCCTTGGCCAAGTACATGAAAATGTCCGGATGGATAAGCTCAAGTCCGATATTCGACTTGTAACTCCTACACTACAAGCTGTAGTTAATGCATTATGCGCTTTAAACGGTTGGGGTGAGTATGAAGTGATGCTAGGTGAAAAGCCTAAACCACTTAACAAAGAGCAGGCCGAACGGGATGTTCACCTGAAAAATGCAGGTGCAAACTTATCGGATGACTACTTTATTCGCGAGTATGGCTTGCAAGAGGGTGATCTAAAGTCTGTAACTGACTTGAACCAACCCGATCTGCAGTTTAAGGCTTTACCCCATAAAGCCTTTAGCTTTGCAGCAACTACCAGAAAGCTATCACCTGAACAGCAGGAAGTAGAAGAGTTGACTGATGCACAGCGCAATATTGAACTCTTAAGCAATGATCAGGTAAACGAGCTCCTGCAGAAGAGTGAAACACCAGAAGATCTAGCCTTTCATCTAATACAGCTTATGCCTGAGGCCAGTCAGTCTCAGTTCACGGCTAATCTGGAACGAGCTTTATATGCAGGTGATGTGCTGGGGTATATGACAGCAAGTGAGGGGAAATGAAGCCAGTCACATTCTTAGAGGCCTTACAGTTTGCCCGGTCTCGTAAAATCGTATTGCCTGATGAGTTTTACTCTCTGGATCTCAAGACACGACAACTGGCCACCACGGTCAGTTTTTTATCGAGCATAGAACAGATCCAGACTGTGATAGCCGCCGTAAACAAAGCTATTGCAGATGGCTCGACATTTGAGGACTTTAAGAAACTGGTCGCTGAAAATGAGATCAAGCTAAGTGAGCCTTATCTCAAGAATGTTTTTAGGACCAATATTCAGACGGCGTATAGTCATGGACGCTGGCAACAGCAGCAACGCAATAGAGACAAACGACCATACCTGATGTATTCAGCTATCGATGATAGCCGGGTCCGTCCAAGTCACCTGGCATTGAACCGGATTATTCGTCATATCGATGATCCATTCTGGCTCATGTATTACCCGCCGTGGGGCTTCATGTGTCGCTGTACAGTGATTGCATTAACTGAAAAACAAGCGGAAAAATACGGTATTACGCCAGATGATCAGCTACCGGAAGTGGCTGAGGAAATGGGGTGGAGTACCAGTCCAATGACCTATGGCGATCTATCTGGTCTGGTGGACCAGAAGATACTGGATTCTGACCTGGATAAAGCGTTTTTGCTGGAGCAGAAAGAGATCATCAAAGCCGAGTGGACGGCAAGTAAAAAGCTGGCCAGTTTATTTGCTCCAATGGATGAGCAGAGCCGTGATCTATTTAAAACCATTGTTGAGACAGTTTTACCTTTAGATCCGGAAATACGTCCAAGTACAATTAAGACTTTCCTGGATTATGTACAAGGCAATGATTCAGCTCTTACGGCGCAGTTAAACCAGCCCCCTGTCACTCTGGCTGAGGAAGTGCTTAAACGCTGGTTGAAGGAGGATTTAGGCAGGCTACAGGCAGTGGCATCGAATAGTACAGCGACAGTGGCCGGATCAGCTTCACTAACCTACGCTGCATCATTGGAGGTAGGTAAGGTGATTACACTGGATGCGCCATTACTGCTTGCAGGTTCTGGCTCAAATATCGTGATTCAGATTGAGAATGCTAAAGGTTTAGGTATCGATCTGGATAAGCTAAATGCCGGGCAAGGTGTACTGTTTCCGTTAGGCATATCTTTTCAGGTCGTTTCAAGGGAAACCGTGGAAGGACAGATTGTTTATTTACTTAAGGCTTTAAGAAACTAATCTCTTTAAAGCTTTATCTTCGTTCGGTATATTAATTTCTGAATTTGTCCATGCGATTAAAAAATGACGATCTATACTTACGAAGAAAATAATTTAATACCGATTAAAACTACAACATTTGTTGAGGCTGAAATTTTAGAAAGATCTCATCTTCAACAAGCTATTAAAAATAATATCGGTGTTATTGCACCTGATTGTTTAGTTATTGCGGAAGAATATTCAGACTGGGACAGCTCTAGGAAACGAATTGATCTTCTAGCAATTGATAGAAGTGCAAATTTAGTTGTTATTGAATTAAAGCGTACTGAAACTGGAGACCACATGGAGCTTCAAGCGATTAGATATGCTTCCATGGTTTCAACCATGACACTTGATTTAGCTTTAGAGAAATTTTGCAAATTTAAGCAAATAAATGGATTTCCTTTGTGTGACAAAGAGAGTGCTTTCACTGAAATATCAGACTTTGTTGATGTTGAATTAGATGAAAGTACCTTTGGTGATGATGTAAGAATAATTTTAGTATCTCCAAATTTCTCAAAGGAATTAACCACAACAGTAATGTGGATGAATGAACGCAATATTGATATCAAATGTGTACGGATTCAACCATATACATACCATGGCTCCATTTTAATTGATGTGCAGCAGATCATTCCTCTACCTGAAGCTGAAGATTACCAAGTTAAAGCCCAGAAAAAATCTGAAGAGCGAAGAGAGGCTAAGACCACAATTCAAAAAGACTATTCAAAATTCATATTTAATGGTGAAACGTTAAATAAGCGAAATCTTGCTTATGAGATTGTTAGAACCCGATTTAATGAATTACCTGAGAAATCATTTGAAAATCTGTATTCAGATTTTATGCAATACGAAAATGTTGAAGGGTTAATTGTTAAATATGAGGAAGTTTTAGAAAATAGAAAAGATAGATATTTCTATGATGAGAGTAAAGTCTTAATTATGGACAATGGCGATAGATATGTTGTTTCCAATCAATGGGATAAAGTAAATATTTATAAACTTATTGAGGTTGCAAACAACTTTAATTATGAAATTATAGATCAATCTCAATCTGGAGTGGTTCGCTCTTATGAATTGAACGATCATCTTATAGAGCAACTTGAAGATAAAACGATTTTGGTTTCTAGGAATGGCGAAAGCTTAAAGGCTTACCCTTATCTAGAAAAGTTGGGACTTGAACATGGTGTTTCCACAACCAATAAGTATGGGAAAAAAAAGAATACTCGCCAGCTAGGTAAGGAAATTTTAGATAAGTTAATGAGATAAATAGTTTAATTTCGCAATAAACCGCCGTTAAGGCGGTTTTTTTATGGAGCATGAAAAATGCCAGATCCAAATGAAGAACGGCTGAAGTTTCTATTTAATACATCAGCCATTGAGGTACCTCAGGCCAAAGAGGGAGAAAAGCGCACATTTAAAGGTACGGCGTATAGTGGTGGACGTGTAGATGGTCACTGGTATTGGGGCCGTACTGGTGTGGTCTTTGATCTTGAGGGTATCGAAATTGATTCACCTACTGCATTGCTGGAAGAGCACTTCGGCTCTAATCGTATCGGTGTAGTTAAAAAAGTCGATACCAATGGAAAGATCGATGTAGAAGGACACTTCCTGACTAATGAACGGGCCAAGGAGATTGTCCAGGACTCTGATGACGAGTTTCCATTTCAAATGTCCATGTTTATTGATCCGGGTTCAGTTGAAGAGGTAAATACAGGCCAGACCGTTGTGGTTAATGGTCAGTCATTTACCGGACCTATCGCCGTTTTTCGTAACAACCGTATTCGTGAATTCACGATCTGCTCTACCGGTGCTGATCGGAATACATCAATCAAAGCCTTCTCAGGCAAACCTAACTCCAATCAACCACCAGAAGAGGACACAAACGTGACCGAAATAGAAAAAGCACAACAGGCCAAACAGCAGGCAGAAAAGGAGCGCGATGATGCGCTGGAAGAGCTGAAACAGTTTAAAGCACAGAAACGTGCTGATGAGATTGCAGCTTTAGAAACAGAGCTGAAAACACAATTCAGTGCTGAAGATAAAACCGCATATACCAATATGGATGATTCCGTGTTTGCCTTTACTGCAAAGCAGCTTCGGCAGTTCTCTGCAGGTGGGCAGCAGCCACCAGTTGGCCAGCAGCAACAACAAACACCAAGTGTAAATCCTGCGCTGAACTACCTGTTCAATCATCAGGCTACTAGTGGCCAAGGTGGGCAAGCACCACAAGGATCAGCTTTGGATCAGGCATTCGCTAAATTTGCGGCAGCTCAGGAGTCTAAATAATGGGAACAATTACTCAAACTATTACGACCAATCAATTGGTGGTAGGCGATGGTATTCGCACCGAAAATGCCAAAGTAAAAACAGCAACTGCATACAAACGTGGGGATCTACTCAACGTTGGTGCAAATAATGTGGCTGACCACCCTATTGTTACCACTGGGGTGGTAGGGGATTGGAACGCGATTGCTGTTTCAGATTTCACTGCAGAGCAATCTACATATCACGCCAACAATAACTTAGAAATGCCAATCTATACACAAGGTCCTTTCGATATTGCTGTAGTTACTGTGAACGGAGTTCCATTAACAGCAGATCAATATGATGCAGTACGTGCACAGGCATTGCCTAATAAAATCGAACTTCGTAAAGTGGTGGGGAACTAAGACATGAGTCAAACTTTTACATTTCAAAATGCACCAGTTGAATTGCTGGATGTGCCACAACTGGTGCTACTGACCGACACTACTCAAAAAGTAGATACTTGGTTGATGGATCGCTTTTTCCCTCAACGTGTTTCATACACCAAAAAGGAAGTTCCAGTTGGGGAGTTGAATACAGCAACTCCACTTGCGCCGTTTGTTACTCCGACTGCAGCTGGTCGCCAAATCAAAGTAGGTGAATCTGGCAACGTGAAATTCGTGAAGCCCGCTTACTTAAAGCCAATGATGACGGTGATGCCAAGTGAAGTGCAAAACACGGCTCTGATCGCACGCTTACGTCAGTTTGGCGTGATTGCGACCGGTTCAAATCGATTGTCTGATGCAGACTTGCTCTTAATCGACCAGGCACAAAAGGCTCTGTACCTGCGTCAATCTATTGAAAACCGGAAGCTGCTGATTGCCCGTGATGTACTGCTATATGGTAAGACTACTTTTGCCTCAGCAGATTTCCCGATGTACGAAGTGGATTATGAGCGGAACCCGGCCTGTAACTTCACACCTCTAATTAAATGGGGACAAGCAGGAGCCACACCGGTTAAGGATATTCAGGCGATGATTGACTTGGCTGTTGAACATTCAGGTACATCACCAATCATGGCATTAACCACTTCTAAGGTGTACAACACATTAACTAAAGATCCTGAGTTTAATGAGAAATTCATTACGCCGTATAAAGGGATCAGTGTTCCAATCACGCCAACTTTCGACCAGGCTGAAAAACCTCAGTTCCGGGGCACAGTCGACAATATTGAAATCTGGACCTATGACGTGAAACACAGCATGGAAGGTGTGGCGGAACGCTTTATTCCAGAAGATTTCTTTGGTCTGGTTTCTGATGCTAATGGATGGATCGCACATTGTGCATTGCAAAATGTTGAAGCATTTGGCCAGGCTTTGGAATTCTATTTAAGCCAATGGCAAGAAAAGAATCCTTCAAGCATTCAATTACTCGCTGAATCCTCTCCACTGGCTGTTCCAAATAACAAGAACGGTTTAGTGGGTGGTCGTGGATTCGTATAAGGAGAACTCAATGCCAAAATATATTGCAAAACAGTCGATCGGACATTTCCGTCCAGGTCAGGAAATAAAAGGGCTTGAAGCTAAACAACTTCAGGCCCTTTTAGCATCTGGGGCTATTGAAGACTATCAGGAGCCGGAAGAGCCTAAAGCAGATAGTGCCGCTGCACGTCTGGCTGAGCTTGAAAAGGCCAATGCTGATCTGATAACGGCAAATACTACTTTAACTGAAGCCAATCAGACCGCTGCTGCTGATAAAGCCAAGGCTGAGCAGGAAATTGCTGAACTTAAGGCAAAAGTGGCTGAGCTTGAAAAGGCCAAGCCAGCGTCTAAGTCTAAGACCAGTGACAAGCCAGCTGAACAGGGTGCTGATACAGCCAAGTAAGGTGATCTATGTACGCAACAGAAGCAGACATGGTGAAGCGGTTTGCTGATGACATTGAAGAACTAAAGCTGATGCATGCAGATGCAGCAGCTTCTATCAATGAAGCGCTTCAGGATGCGGCAGAAGAGATTAACGGCTATATCGGTGGCCGTTATCCTCTGCCTCTTCCCAATGTGCCCAGTAATCTGAACCGCATGGCCTGTGATATTGCCCGTTACCGGCTTTATTACCAGCAGCCCACTGAAGAAGTACGTAACCGTTATAAGGATGCGATTAAATTTCTTGAACGGGTACAAGATGAA